GCTTCATACAGTCTTACTTTAAATTTATTTATAATTTCTACGTGAATATTCTTCGCAGAATTTATTTGATATTTCAGTCAGGATGGCGCGGAGTATTCAATATAACATCGAGCATTTTTAAATCCATTTTTAAATTTCTAAGCAATATTTTTTCAAGTATTTATCGTTCTATTTCAAATTCCGTTTCCCGAACGCGAAAATTCGTATCTGATGGGTGGCAATCCCTTTGGAGCAATACGAAAACAATGTTTGGAAATATAAAAAAATGGGTGGAAAAAACTTATGACGATGTAGTAAACGGAGCGAAGAAACTACCTTCGAGAATTGGACAGGGTATCAAAAGCATGAGTGGGCACGCAAAAAATGGTGTTCTCGCTTTTGCAAATACTTTATTGTCAACACTCGGTAAGGGAATAAATGGAGCTATCTCAGGTATCAACTGGGTTCTAGGAAAAATTGGTGTCGATGAGAAAAAGCATCTTAAAAAATGGCCTGTTCCTCATTACAAACAAGGAACTTCTGAGCATCCCGGAGGATTTTTTATAGCGGGAGATGGAGGTCAAGAAGAGTTAATACGTTTCGCAGATGGACGAATAACTTTAAGTCCTCCAACAGATACGCTTTATTACGGTGATAAAGGAACAGAAGTTTTAAAAGGATCTGATACGAAACGTTTGAAAGATTCAGGATTGCTGCCATTCTATGAATCGGGTGTTGGATCTGCGATTAAAAAGAAAGCTGCTGAATTATTAGGCGCTGCAAAATCAACAGCTGGCAAAGCAAAAGATAAAGTTACTAGTACGGCAAAAAAGGCAAAAGATTTAAGTCTAGACGTTTGGGAGTACATGAGCAATCCAAAGGAATTAATGACAAAGGTCTTTGCAAATTATATTCCTTCATTGCAAAAACTCAACGGAGCTTTTGGAACCATTTTAAGTGGATCAATGAAGAAAGTAAAAGATTCATCTCTTTCTTATATTAAAAAGCAAATGGACGCAATGCTTTCGTTTGGCGGTGGCGGTTCTTCGTCTGTTGCTAGTTACTATTTAAATGATCCTTTCCGCATTACAACCCGTTTCACACCGGGAGGAAACTCTAAAGATAAAGTTCATAAAGGCGGTGTCCATAAAGGATTAGATTTAGCTGCTCCAGCAGGAACAATCATCAAATCATTAACAGATGGAATCGTAAAACAGGTTATTGTCGGTTCAAGTACAGCAGGTAATGGAGTACGCATTCAATCAGGAAAACGTCTATTTAGTTATATTCATATGTTATCTCGTCCTTTCGTTAAATTAGGTGAAAAAATAAAAGCTGGCCAAAAAATCGGGAAAGTGGGCAGCACTGGTTTTTCAACTGGAAATCATCTTGATCTTAAAGTAAAAGAGGGTTCTAGCTATATCAACCCATTGACGGTTTTACAACAAATGGCTAAAAGCTCAGGCGGTGGCTTAATTGGTAAAGCTGGTTCAGGTGTGAAGCGTTGGGCAGGACTTGCTTCACAAGCTTTAAGAATGACAGGACAATATTCTAAAGCTAATTTAGATAGAATGTTGTATCAGATGCAGACTGAATCAGGCGGAAATCCAAAATCAATAAATCTGTGGGATAGTAATGCTCGCAGGGGTACACCGTCAAAAGGATTAATGCAAGTTATTGATCCAACATTCCGCAGTTATGCTATGAAGGGTTTTAACAAAAATATTTATGACCCACTTTCAAATATGATTGCGTCTATTCGCTATTCGTTGAGTGCTTATGGCAGTCTTTCGAGAGCTTGGAAAGGTCATGGATATAAAAATGGCGGAATCATTAATAGTCCTGAAATAGCAGCACTCGCAGAAAACGGAAAACCCGAAGCTGTTGTGCCACTCGTAGGACGTGCAATGGACCCGTTTGCTGTTGGTGTAGCTCAAAAGCTAGGCGAGATCTTCAACTTAAATGTTACGGGTACTGAAAACGGAAGTCCTTATGTATTTCAAGTTAATTTAAACGGAAGAAAAGTTGCAGAAGAGGTATTCAAAGATATCGGAGAGCTGCAAAAGAGAAGTGAAACGCGCTCGCAACGGGCTAGAGGGGAGGTTGAATTTTAATGTCATTCATGTTCAAGGGAATATCATCGGAGAACTATTTTGAAGTCGGCAAAATTCAGCGCAGCTTGTTACCTCCTATCGAAAGAAACACAGTAAAGATCCCTAACAGAGCAGGGGAAATTCATCAAAGTTCTAGTTTAGGAATACGTAAATTCACTGTTCCTTTTCGTATTAAAGAAGAGAATACTTTTAGTCTTAATGAAGCCATTCGGGTTATATCCGAGTGGCTTTTTTCTGAGAAGCCCGAAGAATTTATTTTAACTAAAGAGCCATCTATTTACTACAATGCATATCTAGAGGGCGACACGGATCTTGAAGAGATTATAAAAGTTGGTAAAGGAACACTTGTCTTTCTTGCTCCTGATCCACTAGGCTTTGATCGTATAGAAACTGTAGGTACATTACCGAGTGAGGTAAACAGTGTAAAAGTCGCTGGAACGTATAAGACTTTTCCCTATTTAAAATTTACTGTAAAAAGTGACATTACGTTTTTATCTTATATAGGACCTAACGAGGGAAAAGATCAAGTTGTTTTAGGAAGACCTGTTGAAGTTGATACTCAGACAGCAGCCCCGAAGGAACAACTCATATTCGACGACGATATGGAAAGTTTAACGGGCAACGGTTACAGCAGCGGAGGTACGATTATAGACGGGGGAGACGTCACAGGAACGATGGTAGCAACAAATCAAACTTTTACTTACTCAGACATTGGAACAGGCACGAAATGGCATGGTCCAGCTGTTAAAAAGGGACTAACTGAGCCGTTAGACGATTGGAAAGTGGAGTGCTGGTTGAAGTTTGATGCTACGAAAGATCCTAAGATGATAGCGAGAGCCGAGGTCTATCTCATGGGGGTTAACGGAGAAATAATCGCGAAATTTGCTCTAAAAGATATGTATAAAGATACTGCAAATACTGTAGCTGAATTCAGAGCTGGAGATATAACAACAGGAACATACATTATTAAATCGTGGGGAGCAAAGCGCGGTGTCTATAACAATTTTTGGGGCTTGTTATCTTTAAAGCAAGTAGGAAAAACATACGAGTGCTATATTACAAAAATCGTTAACGGAAAGCATACCACGCGCATGTTCAAGCGTTATGTAGATTGGAAGGATAAATATAATATCCCTAAATTAGCACAAGTTGAATTGCATATAGCAGGCACGGGAACAAGTCCGATGCCAGCAAACGATAGAATCAATTTTGATCGTGTAAAAGTGTGGAAGATTAACACGCTGAATGAACCTGATCAAGTTCCTTATATAGCTAGAGCAGGAGACGTAATAGAAATTGATCATTATACAAAAGAAATTTTGATCAATGGCGAGCCTAGAAAAGACATTCTCGATCCAATCAGCAGATTATTTCCAATCGAAGGCGATAGCGCTATCAGTATTTATCCTAAAGATGCTGTAACAGCTGAAATTTCATATAGGAGTCGTTGGCTATGATGTATATTTTGGATAAAGATATCATTATTGGAGAACTCGAAAACGACGGAAGTGCTGCAGCTGTTTATTGGGATGATGTAATCGAAGAGAAGTTGAATGACGCGTATCTTACTTTATCATTTAAGATAGATGCGAACCATAGCACCGCGTCTCTGATTATAGGTGATCGAAGAATTGTTGCTCCTGCAGAAGACGGATCGTTGACAATGTTCCGAATCGAAGAGGTGCAAGACAAGACAGATCAAGACGGAGCTCATTATAAAGAAGTGTATGCGGAACATATTGCTTTAGAGCTTCTTGGAAAAGTTATTCGTCCAGAAACATACAGTGGATTTACTGCAGAACAGTATTTCAATTCAATTCTTGAAAATACGTCTTGGAAGTTAGGAGATATTGAATGGTCAGGAACAGGTGACGTTATCATTGATGAATATACAAACGCTATCGACGCTATTTTAAAGGGACGTGAAGTGTTTGGCGGTGATTTACGTTATAGAGTTTCTTTTAATGGTCCTAAACTAGCTGCAAGATATGTTGATTTACTTGAGAGACGCGGATTAAATCGCGGTGATCAAATCGAGTATGGCCATAACATGATAGATCTTAATCGAATTGAAGATACAAAAGAAGTATATACAGCGTTAATCGGTATTGCTCAGAGCAACGATGAAAACGGGGGATATATGACTTTTGCTGATGCTGTTGCTGATGATAAGCCAGCTGGTCAAGATTGGCTAGGAGACGACGATGCTTTAGAAAGATATGGATTAGTTCTCCCCGACGGGTCTTTACAACATTACTTCGGAGTTTATACGTATGACGGAGCGCAGGAGCTTACGCCTCAAATGCTTCTTGATAAAACAAGAGAAGTATTAAAGGTAAAGAGTAAACCTGCTTATACGTATGAAACGACTGCTAAAAAGCTCGGAGAAATGACAGGGCTGCGTCCCGATGAATTTAGTCTAGGAGATACTATCACAGTTCAAAATTTAGATCTTGAACCTCCTTTACTTTTAGAAGCTCGAATTATTGAAGCAAAAGCTCCTGTTGATATTGAGAACGTGGACGAATCAGAGTTTGTTATTGGTGAATATCGTGATATTTACAGCGAACACCAATACTCGATTTTGAAGAGATTGCGAAATACGTATTTACGAGAATCTGCAAAATGGGCTGAAACAGGCGCTAAAGTTATTCGCTCTAATTATCCTCCCGATGATCCGACAGCGATTTGGATTGATACGAGCGGATCTATTGACGTTGTAAAAACGTTGAATCCTGATAACGGGATATGGGAAAAAGCTTCTGCAACATTAGCAAATGAAATTCTTTATACAAATGGCTTTACGCTTGAAGATCTAAGGCCAGCAGCAAAAGGAGCCGACGTTACTGCGCTTAATACTGCAGCAGATACAGCAAAAGTCGCTGGAACGACTGCAAGTGCTGTCAGAGATAACGCTTCAAGCGGTGCTCAGGCGAATTCTAAGATTGTAAAGGACGTAGGGTCTGGAACGCTTGAAAGCACGTCAGGAAGTCAAAATAAAGCGAATGCAGCGCAAACAAAAGCAGAATGGTACACAAGCGTTTCTACAGGATTCAATTTAATCACTAATATTACTAATTTAGCTGTTCCCGATCCTTACAAGTGGGAAATCGGAGATACACCCGATAACGTTCCTGGTCCTTTACTCAAAAAAGAATATGTTGCTGGAGGAACGATCAATAATACAAATTTAATGTTTCCTAGTATTAAGGTAGATCCAACGAAAAGCTATCTATTCGAAGTATGGGTTAAAGCTATGGACACGAATTCTTCTTATTGGTTGGGAAGAAAAGAATATCTTGCAGATCAAACAACAGAGAATCAAAGCGGAAACGGTCCTAATATGGTCGGAGGGCGTACACCGACTGCAGCTGATGTAGGCGTTTGGAAAAAGCATTATTGTATTATTGCGCCACATAACGCAGGAATAGCAGACAGTCATACTATAACTGATTCAAGTTTAACCCCTGACACAGATCATAAGTTTTATAACGCTAATACTGCTTATATTAAACCGAAAATCAGTTTGACATATGCGCCTAAAGATACAACAAAAGGCTCGATCATGTTTGCGACAAAATTCAAAGTAAGCGAAATTTCAAGTGATGACTCTGTTTATTCTGCTATTCAATCAAGCTCTAATACTGCAGAAGAGAACGCAAAAAATCATGCTGATAGCGTAGCTGCTACAGTCGAAGAGAATGCAAAAGAGTACGCGTCCGATGCTAGTAATATAAGCGTGGGAACATTATCTGCAGAACGTCTCTATGGTGAGACTTTAAGCGGTAAAAAGATGTATATTATCGATTTGGATGCAGGAAATATAACAACGGGCTTTTTAAGCTTTAACTATGCTCGTGGTGGTGTTTTAAAACTTGGAAGTATCACAGATGGAAACGGGATCTTACAGGTTTTATCTGATAATGAAACAATCGTCGGAGAAATCAATGCTCTTACAGGAGCGTCTTTTAGTACGTTACTAGCTGGGGACATTATCTCTGATAGCATTGTTAACCGAAACTATAGAAATTTAAGCTTTTTCGTTGATCCGATTAATGGAGATGATTCAAACACAGGCGAAAATTGGACGTATCCTTTAAAAACGATTCAAGAAGCTATTAACCGTATTCCGAAGTACAACGAGGGCGCTGTAGTTATTCAAGCTCATTATTCAAACGCTACGAATATGACAGAGGAAATCGAAATAGATGGATTTGTCGGAAGTGGATATATAACTATTGATTTTCAGCGTACAAGTAATACTTTATATGGATCTTTTACTATAAAAAGATGTAAGCAAGAAATTACGTTTAAGCGTGGAAGAATCATAACTGCAGGAAATTCAGGTCATGCTATTCTAGCCGATATTTGTGACAGTGTGATTGTTCAAGATTCATTGATTTATTGCGGTGGTAGAGATGCCTACGGTTTTTATGTTGCTGCAGGTTATGGAAGCATTACGAATACAAAAATTTATGATGCTACACAAGCAGCAATTACATCCTCAGGCGGATCAAGGGTAGAAGTTCGCGCTTGTGATGGAAACGGGAATAATCGTGGTTTATGGGTTGTTGGTCCTTCTGTAATCAATCTACCAAAAGATACGACAGCGCCAGCAGGAACAGCAAACACGTTTCAATCAGACGGTGGTCAAATTTGGTCTGTTGATGGTCTATACACTTTCCCTTCTGCTCCTAAAACAGAGACACCGCCAGCACCCGACACAACATATACATGGACTGCAACTTCTGCTCGAAGCTGGAGACCGTCAGGATGGCGTACAGACAATTCATATGCTTATCAAGGCGAATGGAATGGAGCCGGTAATCACAGAGGTTTATGGTTCTTTAATAGTGCTGACATTCGCTCCAAACTTGCAGGAAAAACGATTAAAAGAGTACGTGTTTACATGACTCGAAGATCTGCAGGAGGTAACTCTGGAAATATTACACCAACGTTTTGGATGCATAGTTATGATTCTCAACCTTCTGATATGCCGTTATTGGCTGCAAGTGCATTAAGTAATCAGGCTTTTGCTTGGGGAAGCGCTAAATGGGTTACACTTCCGAACAACTACGGAACGGATTTACAATCAGGAGCACGTCGGGGCATTGCAGTATACGACTCTGATGGTTCTCCTTATGGTATTTTCAACGCAGATTTAAAGCTCGAAATTGTAGCAGGATCTTAAAAAAATGGAGGTTTTTAATTATGAAATTAGTCATTTTTGATGGAAAAGACAAAGTTTTATCTGTTTACGAAGGAAAGGACATTCAAGTTTATGATGATTCAATCGATATTGACGGAAATATTTTAGCTGGTATTAGTGAGCAGTATATTGTTGTAGATGATAATTCTTTGAATATAAAACAGGGTGACAAGATCGATGATGTTATAAAAGCAAAAGATCAAAAAGATAAGATTAAAAAGAAAAAGCCAGCTGAGGAAGTACAGGAAGATATAGAGTCATTAAAGCTTGAAAGTGCTACTCAGTTAAATGCCATTGCAGACATTTACGAAATGTTACTTGGGGGAGGTGAAAGTTAATGGTTATGATTTATGTTTTACTTATTGAAAAAGGAATGCGTACTATTGGTCAAGTCCCTTCTAGTTTACGTGAAGAGGTAAGCCGTGTATTAGCTGAAAGACAGCAAGCAGCAACTGAGCAAAAAATTCAAGAAAGCGAGTGAGGCTATGATTAGTCGTGTTCCCATTATAGAACTATTTTTGTCCATCATAAGTCTATGGTGGGCTTTTATTTGTTTCACAAATAATCATTTATTTGATAATCTTCCTGACTTTTATATTATATTTGCTGAAATATCGCAGGAGTTTGGATGGGGATGCATTTTTGTATTAGCAGCTGCAATAAAAGTATTTGGTATTCTCTTGAAAAAGAGCTGGATGAGAAGACTTGGTTTAACAATGAGCGCTTTTTTATATGGAATTATTTCAGCTGGCTTTATTTTATCCGGCCATGTTTTAGTTCATAGTACAGGAACATACTTTGCATTATCCGTGCTTGCTATTTGGGGTATTCGAGAGGTGAATGAAAATGTCGCCTGATTCTATAGCAGTATTACAAGAAAGAGTAAGACGTCTAGAAAATGATTTGCTCGAAGTAAAAAAGGATGTAAAGACTCAGACAAAGGAACTTGATCTTGTCACAGATGATAAAAATATTATTCTATATAGACTAGAACAGATTCAAAAACAATTAGATTCAGTGAATGTCTCTCTTTCTAAAGATAGTGGATGGAGGGGCTTTTTTATTGATTTTATAAAAGCTGCTGCTCAAATTGCTGCTTTAGTCGGTGCAGGCAAATGGATTTTTTAAAATGTCGCAGTAAATGTCGCACGTTTCATAAGAGGTGATTTTATGCGTATATACGTCGAACGAGTTATAGATGGAGATACAATCGAAGGCAGCTATTTTAAGAAGATCTTGGACGTTGAAGTTCGTTTCACTGTTCATTTTCGTTTTATGGGAATCGACGCACCCGAAAAGAAGGGCGACACCAAGCCTTTAGGAATTGCTTCAATGGAGTATTTAAAGCAACGAATCGAAGCTAAACAAGTGAAAGTAAAGCTTCATGATAAAGACAAATACGGGCGCTGGCTTGCTACTGTCTTTTATGAAGGCGTCAATATAAACGATGAATTAGTTTCAAATGGTTACGCAATTTATAGAACATATTAAGAGGGTGAAATTATGCAAAGTCGCAGCAAACAAAATGTGTTAGGAATCGACGTCTCTCACCATAACGGAGTAGTAAACTGGAAACAAGTAGCTGCAGCTGGATATAAATTTGTCTATCTCAAGTTAACAGAAGGTCAAACTTATGTAGATAAGACAACTTACAATAATTATATAGCAGCAAAAAACGCAGGATTACGCGTCGGATTTTATCATTATGCACATGTAACAAATCATCCAGTAGATGAGGTGAATTTCTTTCTTCAAAAGCTGGGAGATATGAAAGCAGACTTGCCGCATTGCTTGGATTTAGAAGAGAGTAAAGGGAAATCTAAAGCTCAGGTTTCAACATTCGCTTTACAGTGGATGGAATACTTGCAGAAGAAAACAGGCATTACACCTATTCTTTATACAGGCTATTCTTTCATGAACAACTTTACAAACACTGTAGCAAAGTATCCGTTGTGGGTAGCTCGTTATAGCGGATCTAATCGCGTTAAAGGATTCAATAGTCCGGGTTCTTCTACGATTTGGAGAAGTTGGGCCATGTTTCAATTTACTGATTCAGGAAAAGTTGCTGGTATAAAAGGTAACGTTGATATAAATGAAATGGATCTTACTTTCTTCAAATCGATTGATTCAGGAATAAATCTTGTAGGTGACGCAAATCCACCTTCCTCATATCGTAAAGGGGATAGTGGTTTAGGTGTAAAAGAGCTGCAGCAAAACTTGTTAAAACTCGGTGAAAAGCTTCCGAGATATGGAGCAGATGGCTCATTCGGTGATGAATTAGAACGAGCAGTAAAAGCGTTTCAAGCTCGAAATAATTTAACGTCTGACGGTATCGCTGGAAAAGACACTCTTGCTTTAATTGCTAATCAAATTAATGAACTAAATAAGCCCGACGAAAAAGATCTGCCAAAAGTAACATCATTAGGCGATAAATACTCTTTTCAAGTCAGAGCAAAAAAAGACATTGGCGTTTATCAATATTCTAATTTAGCAGTCAATCAACGGATTCTTAAAAAGGATACCGTTTTTTCTGTTTATGGTTATACAGAGGGCGTCAAAGCTTTTGCTGTTCCTGATGGATTTGTACAAGCGAAAGACGTTGATACATTGCCAATTACAATTACAACGGGCGGATTAAATCAAAAGATGGAGAATGAATTCCGTGTTTTCTTAAAAAACGAAGGGATTAATTCTGAATTAAATGTACATGCAATTGGAAATCCGTCGGCTGAAATTACAGTAAGTGGTCTTGATCTAGTTAAAGTGAAGAAATTTCTAGATGAAAAAAAATGGTGGTACAAATAATAGGAGGTATGATCATGAATTCAAATCCGATCAATTGGAAAGTTCGTTTTAGAAATAAAGTGTGGTTGACTTCTTTCGTATCTCAAACGCTGCTATTAGTTCAAGCGGTTTTATTCGGATTAGAAGGGCTTCATGCTATCGATTTAAACATGGAATCTGTTGATAGTATAACGCGTTGGATTGTAGGTATTATCGACGCTGCGCTTGCTTATTTATCTTACTTAGGAATTGTTCAAGATCCTACAGTCGCAGGCATAGGTGATTCAAAACAAGTATTAAATCGAGAAGAACCAGCGCCACAAGATCAAAATACTTTTTTACCTAAATAGCATAATACAAAAGGGAAGTCCATTAACCGGGCTTCCCTTTTGTTTATGCTACATTTAGTTATTAAATTGTGAGAGACAAAATGTAACATAGATTATAGCTCAAATAAACACTAAGGATGATGTTAAAAAATTAACATCACTACTCTTTAAATTATACAATATGAGATATACAAAAGGGAAGCTCCTTGATGAGCTTCCCTTTTTTTAGTTTGGCGAGTTAGATTTTAACGTGTATCAGACATACTTGAATATTATACAACATCGGTTACAAATAGTAAAAAATATTTGGTTTTGACCCTAGTCAAATGATTTCATTCCCCGTATTATAAGAATTAACGAAGCGTTAACGTTAACGAATCGATAACAAAACAATATCAGGAGGAATAAATCATGACTAAAAAAGAACTTCACAAGGAACTAAGAAAGTTAAAGAAAGAGTTTTTATATATCAATTCATTCGAGGAATTTATTGCTGTTTCTTTAAAAGGACGTGAAATAACAAATGAATTATATGAAAGAGGTTGCAGCGTGACAGATCTTAAAGTTATCTTGAATTGGGAAAAGACAAAAGAAATTGTAAGAGATTATTTCATGAAAAAACTAGCAGCTTAATTGCTGCTTTTTTTATTTGACTCTTGTCAGATTTATGAAATTGAATTATATTAATATTAACGAAACGTTAACGATAATGAATCGTTAATCAGGAGGAAATATCATGGCTAAAAATATTGAAGTTGAACACGATTTACTTTCTACCGCAGACATAGGAAAAGAGCTTGAAAGTAGTAAACAATGGGTGCACTGGGCTATAGAGAATAGAGACGATTTTCCAAAGCCATTTGCAAGAATCAGCAAGTATATCGGATGGAAAAAAGAAGATATTGACGCATTTAAAGAAAAGTTATTTGAAGAGAGAGCAGCAAAACAAAAAGCTGCTGCTGAAAAAAGCGAAAAAAAGGAAAAATAATCGGTTACAATTAGGATTAATTCATTCTTTATATGGGTAGATAAGTATTAGTAAGGCCACAAGTTGAGTCTTTCTATATATAGTCTTTAATAACTTCTTTCTTTCTTTGACACAAGCATTTATGAGTCCTACCTTTCTCACCAAAAGGAGGGATCTACGCCATCTCCTTAAAACGTTAGAAGCATGTATTTAATACATACGCTTCTAACGTTTTTTGGTTCTCGCGGTTACAATTAGGACATTTTAACGGTTACAAATAGTATTTCTTGTAGTAACATAGAATTAACCACATACCAAGAACAACTATGAGAATATAAGGAGATGTTTTGATTGTTCACTGAAAGAAATGCTATTGAAGATCAATTACGCCATATTAACAATGAAATGATGGATCTTAGACAAGAAAGAACTAGTTTAATAAAAAGATTACGTGAAATAGATGAAAGAGACATGAAATCGAACTCTATAGATCTTATGGAGAATTTATCTGATAAGCTGCTTGATGCTGTGGGAGAAATAACGAAAATACTTCCTAGAGTATCTGCTCCTGATATGATCAAATACCTTCAGGAAGAGGGAACGATCAAAGCAGAACAAGTCGAAAGCTCAGAAGAAAAAGAACAAGAGCCTACAGAGGTTGAGAAAGCAGCTCAAGAGCAACTTTTACATATGAAGCCTAAACGTCTATCTATTGAAGAATCGGCTGCTGTGATTAAAAATATCATTACAGAACAAGGCGAGGGCAAAATTGTATCAAGTCAAATTATTGAACATGAATTTTATGAACGTACAGGGCTGAAATACACAGCTTTTTCGCCTAAAATGACAGAAGCTATGGAATTATTTCCTTCTATAAAAAGAGTATCAAGAGGGAAATTCAAAATAGAACGTGAAACGAAGAAAGAAAATCTTTCCCTTGTAGATATTGCAAAGCAACAGCAGGAA